TAGCAAAACAGGGAGGGGCTCGGGTTGTTCAGGGACAAGGTATAAAAGGTATGGCGCAGTCAATAGGTAACGCTTATGTAGGTAGAGATGGGCGTAAGGTAAATATTAAATACGACCCAGAAGCTATGGCTTCCGGGGGTGTGGTTATAGACGATAATAACCCGGCGAAACGTAGGAGACTTATATAGTGGCTATTGTAAAAACGATATATCCAGACCCCCTGAAAGACGAGGGCATAGGGGAAGACCCTATTGAGATAGATGACGATTCAGAACTTACAACAACTTTCGAGATTGCCGTTGAAGATGAGGACGGAGACCTTGAAGTTATTCTCGGTGGCGAAGAGGATGAGGAGCTACCAGAGGATATTCCGTTCGATGCTAATTTAGCGGAATATATGGATGAAAGTCAGTTGCGAGAGCTATCCACTGACTTGTTAGAGGCTTACGAGGGAGATGTTTTATCCCGCAAAGATTGGATTGAAACCTATGTAGAAGGACTGGATTTATTGGGTTTGAAGCTTGAAGAACGCACAGAACCATGGGAAGGCGCTTGTGGAGTGGTACACCCCCTACTAAGCGAGGCATTAGTAAAGTTTCAAGCCGAGACCATGATGGAGACGTTTCCGTCAGGTGGGCCGTTGAAAACTAAGGTGATAGGCAAAGAGACAAAGGAGAAGCTGGAGGCGGCGAAACGGGTTAAGGAGGATATGAATTACCAGATATTGGACACAATGGTTGAGTACCGGCCGGAGCATGAACGCATGCTATGGGGATTGGGCTTAGCAGGGAATGCGTTTAAAAAATTATACTTTGACCCAGCTATGGATAGGCAGACGGCGTTATATATACCCGCAGAGGATGTGGTTGTTCCCTACGGTGCCAGTAACATTGAGACTGCTGAGCGAGTGACGCATATTATGCGGAAAACCGCTAATCAGGTTAAGAAGCTGCAGAATGCAGGGTTTTATTTGGACGTAGAGTTAGAGGAGCCTACGAACACTTTGGATGAGGTGGAGAAGAAAATAGCTGAGAATATGGGGTTTTCTGCTACTTCTGATGACCGCCATAAGTTGCTGGAGATGCATGTGCATCTTGAGTTGGATGACTTTGATGATAATGACGGTGTGGGGCTTCCATACGTAGTTACGCTAGAGAAAGCCAGTATGAACGTGCTTGCTATTCGGCGGAATTGGCGGGAAGAAGATGAAAAGAAGGCGAAAAGGAACCATTTTGTACATTATTCGTATATTCCGGGGTTTGGGTTCTATGCGTTTGGGTTAGTTCATCTAATTGGGTCTTTTGCCAAGGCAGGAACGTCGATAATTCGACAGTTGGTGGATGCTGGTACGCTATCTAACTTACCCGGAGGCTATAAAACACGAGGGTTACGCATAAAAGGGGACGATACCCCCATACACCCAGCTGAGTTTCGGGATGTGGATGTGGTAAGTGGTACGATTCAGGACAATCTGATGACGCTACCCTACAAAGAGCCGAGTCAGGTGTTATATACGCTGCTACAGGGCATAATTCAGGATGCTAGGCAGTTCGCCAGTGCCGCAGACCTTAAAATCAGTGATATGTCATCTCAATCTCCGGTTGGGACTACTTTAGCAATACTAGAGCGGTCTTTGAAGGTTATGTCGGCTGTTCAGGCGCGGATACACTATTCCATGAAGCAGGAGTTTAAGCTGCTGAAGGATATTATTCGTGATTTTGCTCCGGACGAATATAATTTTGACCCTACTGAGGGGGAACGGTTTGACCGGGCGGAAGATTATGAGGTTACAGAGGTGATTCCTGTAAGTGACCCGAATTCTGCTACCATGGCCCAAAAAGTCGTGCAATATCAAGCAGTTCTACAGCTTGCGGAGACAAAACCTGACATATATGACACCCCGTTCCTACATAAAGAGATGTTGGACATACTGGGTATTAAGAATGTTAATAAAATAATTCCAACGGAAGACGACCAGAAACCTCAGGAACCAGTTTTTGAGAATATGAATGTGCTTAATAGTAAGCCTATTAAGGCGTTTTTATATCAAGACCATGAGTCTCATATAATAGTACACACTTCTATGGTACAAGACCCGAAGATACAACAGATGGTTGGGCAGAGTCCGAATGCGAATTCGATAATGGGGGCTATGACAACACATATAGCGGAACATTTAGCGTTTGCTTATCGTAAACAGATTGAAGACCAAGCGGGTATACCGTATCCAGCACCAGATGCAGTTATGGATGAGGATACCGAATTGCAGGTATCTCGACTGGCAGCACAGGCAGCGCAACAGGTTCTTGGCAATAGTAAAGCTGAAGAGGCCGCTAAGAATGCTCAGGAAGCGAAGGATGACCCAATCGTGCAAATGCAGCAAAAGGAACTGGCCATAAAAGAAGGGGACCTTGAGGCTAAGAAAAAGAAGATTATGGTTGATGCTGCAGCTAAAAGGGATGAAATCGCTTCAAAAGAGCGTATAGCGGGCATGACTATAGGACAGAAAACTGCTTCCGAGAAGGAAAAGAACAAAATAAAGGGTATGGAACTGGGCATTGAAGTGGCCAAAAACGCCCGTGACGAAGATGAGCGCATGCTTGACAAAACAGGTATTTTTGATAACAACAAACCGGAGAAACCGGAAGGAGAGAAGTAGATGTCATCGCAACTACTACACGCAGTAAAAGAGAAAAATGACGCAGAAATAGTGCGTATGGGGGACGACCTCGCTTTGGGGAAAGCCAAAGATTATGCTGACTATAAGTTTGTCTGCGGGATAGCTCGGGGGCTTATGGTGGCGAATAATCATTTATTAGAACTGGATATTGCCCTAAGGGAGGACGAAGATGTTGAATAGTACAGCGAGTGCGGCGGAAACCCGCATAATAACTCCATCGCATATTAATCGGGAAGATGAAGCTTTACCGGATGAGGATAAAGCTCGGCAATTACCTGACCCATCTGGATACCACATACTATGTGCAGTACCAGTAGTTGAGGATACGCATGAGGATGGGGTGATACAGAAAGCGGATATAACGATTAAAAACGAGGAGATTCTGACTACTGTACTATTTGTAGTGGCGTTAGGTCCGGACTGTTATAAGGATAAAGATAAGTTCCCTTCTGGTCCATGGTGTAAGAAAGGGGATTTTATCCTTGTACGACCACATNCTGGCTCACGCCTTCTTATCTATGGTACAGAAATGCGATTAATTAACGATGATACCGTTGAAGGGACTGTTCAGGACCCCAGAGGTGTGCGTCGCCTATGATTTGTTCTGAAGGGGGTACCGCTAAAGCGGATAACATACAAGTAGTCCCCGGAGTATGGAACCAAAGAAAGGGGACACAAACAGCACGATTTTTTAATAAATAGCCTACAAAGGAGGCACAAAATGAGTATACCCGCAGAAAAAAATGATATCGACGATATCGAAGTAGAAATAGAAGAAAACGAAGAGCAGCTTGAGAATATCATTAAGGAAGCAGACGATACTCCGGTAGAAGATAGGGGTAAATCTCCTATGCCGGAGGAAATCGTACAGGAGTTAGAAGCTGATGAGTTGGAAGAATATTCCGGTAAAGTTAAGCAACGCCTCAAACAAATGAAAAAAGTTTGGCATGATGAACGCCGTGCTAAAGAAGAGGTAGAGCGACAGCAGGCGGAGGCGTTAGGTTTTACAAAACACCTTCTAGCAGAGAACCGGCAGCTTAAAAGTAGATATGCTTACGGAGAGAAAACCCTTGTAGAGACCTATAAAGGTGCGGCCGAGCTTGAATTAGGGAATGCAAAGCGGGCCTATAAGGAGGCGTATGATTCTGGGGATTCCGATAAAGTTGTGGAGGCTCAGCAAGCCCTAAACGAGGCTAATACTAAAATCGCCCGAGCAAATAGTTATACTCCTGCTTTACAAGAGGAAGAGAATGCTGTATATAATAGGGAGGCTCCAGAAACTCCTGATGCCAAAACATTAGCGTGGCAAAAACGCAATAGTTGGTACGGGGATAAGAAGGAGCCAGAAATGACCGCTTTAGCGTTGGGGTATCACCAAAAGCTCGAACACGAAAGAGGTAAACAGTACGTAGGTACTGACGATTACTGGAACGACATTGATTCTGTAATGAGACAGCGTTTTCCGGAGAAATTCGAGGAAACAACGAGTGGTAGGGGCGGCAAGCCTACTAGTCGCACCGTCACAAAGCCTGCCAGTGTGGTAGCTTCGGCATCACGAAGTACGGGGTCCAACCGCATCGTACTTAAGAGGTCGCAAGTAACCCTTGCAAAGAAACTTGGCATATCTCCAGAAGAGTATGCTAAAGAAGCTTTAAAATTGGAGAACCAAAATGGCTAATGACAAACGACTTGCTCGCGCAACTAAAACTCGTGAAACTGATGAACGACCTAGGCAATGGCAACCGGCGCAGTTACTACCGGAACCGGATAAACAACCGGGCTATGGCTATAGATGGGTTAGGATTGCTACGCTGAATAGCGCAGACCCCCGTAATACTTCCTCTAAGATGAGGGAAGGATGGGAGCCTGTAAAAGCAGAGGAACAACCTGACATGCAGCTGTTAATAGAAGATAGCGGGAAATTTCCCGGCTGCGTTGAAATTGGTGGATTAGTATTATGTAAGATGCCTGATAGCATGATTAAGCAACGTGAGGAATATTTTGCGGGGCAAACCAAAGCACAGATGCAAGCTGTAGATAATACTCTAATGCGAGAAAACGACCCTAGGATGCCGATTTTCAAAGAATCGAAATCTACATCTTCACGGTCTTTCGGAACTGGTGATAAAGGTTCTTAACGTAATCTGATGTAAGGAGAAAAATTATGGCTTCCGCCGCAACCCCATACGGGTTAAAACCCGTAAAGCGTTTCGATGGCCTCCCCTATGCAGGAGCCACGACCACGTATCTTATTGACCCTGCTGGGGAAAGTACTAATATCTATACAGGCTCTATTGTTATTCTAGGGGCTGATGGATATGTAGCTATTTCCACTGCAACGGGCTCTGACACTACTACCAATAACCTTGGTGGGAGTTCTATTGGTGCTCTAGGTGTCTTCATGGGATGTTCTTATGAGAATGCATTTGGTAGACAGTATGCTAATTACTACCCTTCCGGGCAAAACTACAACTCCACCAAAATTGAGGCGTATGTTGTGGATGACCCCTTCGTGTTATTTCAAGCTCAGCTTGATGGTACCGGTACCCAAACTATTATAGGCACTAACACATTGCTTCCAACCGTTCAAAGCACCAGTACAGGTAGTACGGCTACTGGGCTTTCTAATACGGCTTTGGATGCAACTGTTCAAACAACCACTTCAGCCTTTCGTATTGTAGCGCATGTATCGCCTGCTTCGGATGACTATGTGGATGTGTTAGTCGCATTTAATGCTCTCGGTCACAGATATACCAACAGCGTTGGCTTATAGGAGAATAGATAATGGCTATTTCAAGAGCACAATTATTGAAAGAACTCCTTCCCGGCTTAAATGCGCTGTTTGGATTGGAGTATAAAAAATACATTGAAGAGCATAAGGAAGTTTTCGAAGCTGAACACTCCGAGCGTTCTTTTGAAGAGGAAACGAAGTTATCAGGTTTTGACGCTGCCCCGGTGAAAGATGAGGGCGGTGCTATTTCGTATGATAATGGACAAGAAGCTTGGACGGCTCGCTACAACCACGAAACTATCGCTTTAGGTTTCTCTTTAACAGAGGAAGCTATTGAGGATAACCTGTATGACTCTCTGTCTACTCGTTATACGAAAGCGTTGGCTCGTGCTATGGCGTATACCAAGCAAACCAAGGCTGCTGGTGTTCTTAATAACGGCTTTAGCTCAAGTTATAAGGGCGGAGACGGCGTAGAACTGTTTAGTAGGCTGCACCCACTAGTTAGTGGTGGCAATAACGCGAATGAACCCGCTACACAAGTTGATTTGAATGAGACCTCTTTGGAGGCCGCATGTATTCAGATTTCCAAGTGGACGGATGAGCGTGGCCTGTTAATCGCAGCTAAACCTCAGAAAATGGTTATCCCTACTGACTTACAATTTGTGGCGACTCGTTTACTCGAATCTCCTCATCGAGTAGAGACGGCGGATAATGACATTAGCGCGATTCACGCGAATAGTGTTGTTCCGAAGGGATACTGTATTAACCACTACCTGACGGATACCGATGCTTGGTTCCTGACTACTGATTGTCCGAATGGCTTGAAGCACTTTACTCGTGCTGCCATGAAGAACAGTATGGACGGCGACTTTGATACCGGTAATGTTCGTTATAAGGCCCGTGAGCGATATAGCTTTGGTTGGTCTGACCCCCTTGGTGTTTGGGGAACCTCTGGTGGTGCGTAACCACTGGTAAGTAACGTAGCCCCCTTCATTGGGGGCTGCTTTTATAGACCGCTGAAAAACGCGGGTTGACTCCCAGACATGGGAAGGAGTAAATAATATGGCTACAGGTACACATTTCACAGGTCCAATCTACTCCGTAAACGGGTTTAATCCCGGTACGGGTTCTACCGAAGCAATAACTGCGACAAAGACTTTGGTCGCCGAGGATAACGGGAAAACTTTTATTCTTAGTGCCGCTGCTGGTGTAACAGTAACTCTACCTGCATTGACTGCTGGTATGCAGTTTAAGTTCGTAGTTGGTTTAGCTTTCGCTACTACTAACTGGGTTATTGATTCTGCTGAAGGAGATAATATTAATGGATTTATAATCGTTGATGATGCGGCTATTGTTGCTTCTGGTGAAGACCAGATTAATTTCGTAGCTTCTGCGGAGACTATAGGTGATTACTGCACTTTAATTGCGGATACCACAAATAGTCAATGGATTGTACACGGACACGGTGAAGCTACAGGTGCGATGACTGTAACAGACCCAAGTTAATAGTTGTATAACCCCCTGAAATATGGGGGTTAGTTTTACGAATAACGAATAACGAATAACGAATAA